ATTGGCTATGGTAGCAGCAACAGAGCCCGGTCCGGTTGCCGTAACGTCTCCTGTGAGTGCAGTAATTGCGCTGCCTCCACCCGCTGCCGCCTCACTTTGCCACCCATTCGTATTATCCCATGTTAGGACGTGGCCATCTGTAGTCCCGCTGTAGGCTTCCCACACGTCCGTGGTATCATTGTAGCGCAGTATTTGACCTTGCGTAGCTGATGGGAGGGAAAAGGCGTAGGCGTTCTGTTTAACGACGAGGTAACTATCTTCAGGGAATGCGTTTGTCGCAACTTCGCTGGTAACGCTTAGCGAGGTGGCACCAAAGGCCGGTGCGCTGGCTATCTCAAAGGTTTGGAATTGGCCGGTGTATGGATTGACCAAGGTCACCCCGTCCCCTGCTAAAAACTCATTACCAAGCGATGCGATTTTGATAGGTATGCTGGTAATTACGTCGCCCTCGTCAATGCCTGTACTGAGCGCATTGTATGAGACTGGAGCCAATACTGTTGGCCCTTGGTTTACGTTAAAGCCTGGAGCGTTGTTTGATAGTCCGCTTGGAGTGGTCGGGTCTGTAGTGGGCGGAAATGTTGGTCCCTGCTTTATGACCTTGATCTTGATTGGCGTACTATTTACGCCAGCCGATCCGTAGTTTAATTCAAACCAAGTGCCCTGCAATGAGTTTACGCCTAAGTCCCATGTGACGTTTCCAAACATCCACTTTTTACCTTCTGTGGTAGACAGCAGCTTTCGGGGGTTTGCGTTGCCGAAAATCGTACCATTCAAGCGCCTGCGTATGCTGTCCCTGGAGTTTAGCAGATTACGCGCTAACAGGTCGCCAATAGCGTCATCCCTTGCGTCTACTCCTTGCCCCCAATTCGCAGCCGTCAGCCAGATAGAGCCATTCCAGCGCATAATCCGGCCCGCACTGTTTGCAAGGATGGCTGTGCCTAGCCTTACGTTCGTTTCGTAGGTTTCTGTATATGCGTCAGGGTTTACCGATTCGTATCCAATTTGATCCTCTGAAACAATCGGCGTACCCTCGTCGTATATCTCCAAAAACAAGTCACTAACAGACCAATTGAAAGTAAACTTGGTAGGATCAACACCCGCGCCCGTCCACTTCAAAAGCGACCCGATATAGAAATCTAATGCGTTGTCGTCTCCATCACTAGGCAGGGCGGGGGTAAGTATTTCAAAGCTGAAAGAGCCGCCCATTGATCCGCTGGCTGCCGGGCATGGGCCTAGCAGGATTGGAACATATGCGCGGTCGCCACTTGTTGCCGTCCATGACGGGGCGCTAAGGTTGGCCGTGAAATTTGATATTGTATAGTTTCGCTTCAGGTAGTTAGTACCTATCTTCAGTTGGAAGTTAGGAACTAAAAAAAGCGTGTCACCAACCCCGGTATAGCTATTGTTTACAATGCCGTAGGATATAGTACCCTTTAGGCGTGTGATTGCGTCGCCACCGTTTGAACTTATATCCTGGTCGAAATTTATTATAGACGAACCGCCGCCAGAACTTAGGTTAAATCCGTTTAGGTAGTTGCGCCGAATCTTTACATCATACTTGACCGTCGCCTTTTTGAGTGCTGGCAGAAAGTCATAGTTAATCGTCGCTATTTTAGCCCCTGTGCGCGTCTGGTCAATGTTGTTAACCCCTGAATTTGTTGCGTTGGATAGGTAGCCGCCCGTCTTTGAGTAGTGACGCGAATAGTAACTACTGGAAGTCCGGTAGGCTATTTGCTCTATCCACCAGGAGCCGTCTATCTGAAAAATCCTACACTCAAAGGTTTTCAGGATATGCCAAACTACATCATAGCAGCTAAGTACGTCCTTATCTACATTGCCCTCATTTTGGTAGTTGTAAAAGGCCGCATGGTCAACCCCACCCTGGAACATTGCGTCATCTGCTGCACCACTTGACATTGATCCCGCCCACCAATCTACCGCCGTCTTTATAAATACATCCGACCCGCCCCAAAAACCGTCGGTGTGCTTTATTTTGCGGAGTGCCGTCGCAAGGTGTTCGCTGAATCGGTCAATGCCTGTATAAATGGCCGTGCCGTCGTGGTATGGTATTTTCTTGAGCAACCCAAGCCCGCAAACTGCCGACAAATTGAAAACAAAACTTGGTGCAGTATCTTCTTCGCCTGCAAAGTCAGGCACAAGAATACCGCGCCATACTACGTCCGGCCCTGCTGTCTTGCCAATCTCAATTGTGAAACGATCCTCTACCGAGGTGGCAAAATCTTCTACAAAGGTCGTTAAGGTGCTATCGGTGGTAAATATCACCATCCCGACCTTCGCACGGCTGCCAATTATCGGGCTGCTTAGGTCATCGTTATCGGTGCTGTCGTATGTTATCTGGCAAGTCTTAGTGGTGAACTCAGTAGCAGACCCTACGAAGTCAGCGTCATAGATGTCAACCGTGACACCCGCCCCGTTCAAATCGTAGAATGTGCTATAAAGTCTCTTTGCCATTATCTAAACCGTTCGTTTTTATTATTTGCCCTGTCGAGTACCAAAACCAAGTCTGTACCTCGTACCGTGAATTCACCGCCTACCGTTACGCCGCCGCCCCCCATGCCCGAAAGCATTGCGTTTGTTTTTGGCGTTGGGAATACCTGCGAACCGCGTGGAAGGTTGATAAGCTCCGGCCCTTGCTCACCTACTAAGGCTGTGCCGCCGGGAGCGTATGCAGTGCCTCGGGCGAAAGGTGTTGCCGCAATGACTGCTATTTGCGCCGCCCCTGCGATTGCCGCTGCTACCATTAAAGGGATATTTGCCGGTGGCCCTACTGCGTTGGCCTTTGTTATTGCGACTGCCGTGTTGATAGCAGCCTCTCCAAGTGCGATTGCTTTTTTTCTTTTGCCAGACTTCTTTTCGATTGCGTCAACCTTTGCAGCTAGTTCCGCTTTTATTTGCGCCTGTTTTCCAGCGTTGCCCTGTGCTAATCCAAGCTGTATTTCGGATTGTTCCGTTATTCTAGCTATCTCATCTTCAGCCCGCCGGTCTGCCGCGCCTCCAAGTATTTCAAACAGCGCGTTTGAAATATTGCTTGCCGCGCTTATGTATGTGTCTTGCCACTGTTGTGCAAGGGCTTTTTCTGCTTCCAGGTCAATGCCGCTCGTGAAGTTTTCAGTCTTAACAGGCTTTAAATCCGGGGTGCGCTCTGGTATTTTACCATCACCCCCCGCCAATTTTGCAATGCCGCCTCCTCCCTCTTTCCTTATTATGTTTATTTCTATGTCGGTCGGCTTAACTGTTAGCGCGTCAAGCTGGCTTTTTAGGTTTTTAACCTCTACTGATGCTGGCTTAAATCCTGCATCAATAAGCCGCTCAATACCTTTTTGTAAAGCCTCGATCTTTGCCTCGTCAGCGTCGTCACCAATTAAACTGGCTTTTATAGACGAGTTTTTAACATCCTCTAAAACGTCCTTTAAGGTTTTTAGCTTCTCTTTTGCTTTATCACTTGCCCCGCCTAAATCCTTATACTCATCAACAAGGTTTCCCGTTGCCGCCGCGTTTAAAGCTAATTCGGTGGCCCGATTTTGTAACGCAGCTTGCTCTGCGAGTAGCGACGTTTTAAGAGCGTTGCTATTTTCGGTAAATGTCATAGACTGCTTCGACGCAAAGGCCAAAGCGTGACCGCCTGACATAATGATGTTTCCAAGCGTTTGAAGCATGGATGGATCAGCAGACTTATTAACATCCCGCAGCCCTGTCGCGATTTCCTCAAGCCGCTTGTTTAGGCTGTTTAATTCAGCAACGTTTAGCAGTTCTGCACCATATCTTTTTGTGGCCTCTGTTAGCTTGTCAACATCACCCTTGCCCGCCCTCAAGCCTCCAAAGTATTCAGGGGAAATCTTGTTTAACGCCTTTAGTATTTCCTCTTTTTGCTTCAGCGTCGTTCCTTCGGCCTTGTACGCCGCCACCAATGTATCAACCTCGCTCTTTTGGCCTTGTATGCTGTCGGTGGCGCTCTTTTGGATGTTGGACAATGATTGCGCTGCCCTTTCGGTATCAGTTAATTGTGATTCGTATTGCTTGAATGCTTCAATAAATGTTAAAACAGCATATACAATCCCAACTAAAACTATCGCCCGCGTTGCAAGATTCAAGGCGTTAAAGGCCGCAATTACGGGCTTAATAGCCCCAACCATTGTCGCCCACCCGCTGACTAATTGCGCGCCGAAAATCTTTATTGCACCGTAGCCTTTTAAGATCGGCCCTGTGGCAATGGCTATACCTGCCAGTGAAAGAATTACGGTTTTGATTGGTCCAGGTAATGCCCCGAAAGCCTGAGCTAAAACAAGCACAGCGCTGCTAACTGTCTCAATAGCGCCCGTAACATCGAATGCTTCATTGATAGCAAATCCTACCTTTGCCGCGCTTTGTTTCAGGCTGTCAATGGCGTTGCCTATGCCGTTTTTTATGCCACCCTCAACCCGTGGCAATGCTTCGGCAGCTTTTGTGATTTGCAAAACAAACTCTTTGCCCGTTATACCCATTTCCCGGATTGCTTCAACAGATTGCGTGCCAAACGCCTTTTGCATCAACTGAGCAAGGCCGGGCATGTTTTCCGACAACACCGAAACGTCCTCTTGCAATACCCGCCCCTTGGAAGTCATTTGGGCAAATTGCCTTGTCACCGCGTCCAACTCTTCAGCACTGCCGCCTGTGGATGCAATGGCGTTACCCATTTGAATAAGTACCTGCCGTGCCTCTTCAGCCGCAAAGCCCACCCCTTGCAAGCGTACCGATCCGCGTACCGCCTGCTCAACTCCTAATCCTGGATTCTTTGCCGCCTCTGTCAGCTTATCCAACTCCTTCGCCGCCGCGTCTGCCGTCCCTAACTGTGACTTTAGAGCCAAAGTAAGACTTTCAATGTCCCCCGCAGACTTAATAGCAGCAACCCCAAACGCTGCCAATGGCAATGAAAGGGACATAGTAAGTTCGCTGCCAATTTTGGAAAGACGCTGGCCACTGGAGCGCAGCTGCCTTTCAATATTGGCCAGGCTCTTTTCGTCGAAAAGTAACCCGACCCGTACATTAAGTTGCGGCGCTGACATTTTGTGCGAGTAGTTTAGCCTCCATGTATTTTGCGTACACTTCTGGCTGTGTGATTCTTAAGATTTCATCCGCTTCATCGCTGAATTTCTCCAAGGATTCACGGCTTTGTGGCACAAATTGCGGAACATCTTGCTCCCACGGGAACTTGCACACGTCAGATGGCTTTCGTATCTTATTCTTGCTATCTACGGTCTTATAGACGGTATAGGAAATGAATCGCGTCTGCTCCCAGCTTAACCGCATTTCGTTGGTCTTCGCCCTTTGCCGCGCCGAAAGAAAACGGGGTGTTGATTCCCAAAATTCCCTTTCACTCATTCCGCAATAAGCGCCTAATTCAATCAGATTTTGCCAATCTAAGCCTGCCCCCTTATAGCTTTCAGGGGCTTCGTCTTTTTTTCTGTTTCGCCCTCCCGTGCTGGCTCAAAACTTGCTGCGAACATTTCGGCGGCTTTCTGCAAAACCCGCATGTCATTGCCGATCCATTCTGCAACGTCTTCAGGGGTGTACTTCACTTCCTGCTTTTCGTATCGCGTTCCCGCGCATAGTCCAGAAAAAAGCAAATCCACCATTAAAGATACCGAGGCTTGACCGCCTTGCATGGCTGCGAAATCTGTAAGGGCATTGCGCCCCGTCCTTTGCTCGTACTGATATAAAGCAGCAAAACCAAAACGGACGGGGCGCTCTACGCCTCCTAATTCAATATATTCTGTCATATCGGGAAAAATGTTTAAGCAATTGTAGCCATAACCAAAGCGCCTGTGCCTTGCAATTCAAAGTCGTATGTCACGGCTTCGTCATTGCCAGAACTGTTAAGCGTCCAGCTTGAAATGTAAGCCGTACCGCTCCATTTGGTGTCTCCGGTTTGCGCCGTTTGGAATACTATTGATACGGATGTTTGGGCGTCCCATTTGGCGAATATGCCTGTAGATGTGGTGTTGAATCCGAGGGTAGCGTCGTCGGCAAAGTTTGCCGACCCTGATGCTGTCCAAGACTTTGTACCTGGAAGGAATGCCGCATTTGCGCCTGAATCCTTGCAAGTGGTCTCGAACATATTGGTAGAACCAGCCAGGCTTACATCAACCTGACAAGTTATCGCAGTTGCACCTGAGTACAACTTCATGTTTTTGGCCAGAACTGTGCCGACTGTTTGTGCCATGTGTTTATGTGTTTGTGTTTGTTATTTGCTTTTATTTTATAGCCTTTGCGCCTTTGAAAATGGGCGATTCTGGTTCTTTAGGCTCATGAGAAACGCATTCGTCAATAGACAATGGAGCGTCTAGCTTGTATTTGAACGCCCGGGCATTGTCGTCAACCTTTTCACATACGCCTTTTGAAATCCGGCGCTCACCTTCAGCGTCAGTGTGTTCTGCAACCCATCCGGGTTCCATGGTATCGCCGTATTCGTCTGTATAGACTTTGATGTATTTTACTTTCATTATTGCCGACCTTTAATTTTTGCGTATTTAGAATAAAATCCGCTTTCAAAAGCACCTCCAACCAGAGATGATTTGAACATTGATGAGATCCAGTATTTGTTTACCAGCTTACTTATTCTCCTTATTGAATCACTTAATACCGCAGGCCCTATCGAAGAGACCGCCTGATCTACATATCCCTTGCCTGTCCTTGTACTCCCGTCAACATTCTGCGTGTCGTTGTTGACCATGTGCGCGTAATATCCGTCTACCTTGCCCCCTAATTTTACCCCAACAAAAACCGCTAACTTCGAGCGTCTGAATCTAAGTATTCTGTAAGATCGCTTCAAGTTTCCAGGCTTATAAGTAGCCGCTACATTTCCGCTCCCTTTTTCTGCCCGCTTCTTTCCTCCGTGGCTTACATATCTTTTATGTGTTTTTGTGCCTTTAGGTGCCGCCGTTTTTATTGCAAGCAATAATGGCCCAGCGGCTTCTTTTAGCTCGTCTCTGGCTTCTTTGCTGATTGCCCCAGATATACCCCTGATTCGATTTATAACCTGGTTCAAATCCCTTTGCAACTGCGCGTCCATTATGCGTTTTTTGCGGCTTTAAGAGCTTCTAAAAAAGCGTAATAAGCCTCTGTGTATGCGTCAAATGGTGGTAAAGAATCGCTAACCTCTTTAAGCTCATTGCTTCGTTCCCAAAAAGCTGACATTTGAGCAATAAGCTGTTCGCCTTTTTCAATTAAATCTTCCATATTTGTGTATTTTTAGTTCTTTGTCGTTAGTTGGTAAGTAGCCTGACGACCCAGCAAAAGCCGATCTTCTGAAAAAACATCCTCACTGCCTAAGTATTTGCACGTTTCAGTATTCACCCCACCCGCCGTCGCACTCACAAAGTCTAGTGCCGTTCGTACCGCCAAATCTATCGCATCTAAAGAGGTGTAAGCATCCTGCCCAAACTGAATATCTGCCCAATATGTGAATGATACTGTAGCCTGGTCGTGGTACGGCCCTCTATCCTTCATATTCGCATCCAAAGGCCGATTAGATACACTGTAAACGATTGCAGGGTAGGAGGCGTTTTGAGGCATTAAAACGGGATAAATTCTGGTTGATACCAGATTCGTGACCGCTATGGTTGCCGATAGTTTTGCGTATATGTAGTTCCCTGCGTTCATTCTACCCGTACGGCTTGTATCACCAGACTTTTTTTATAGTCCGGTTTTTGGATGTACATAATGTCAAAATTTGACCCCTCATAAACTATCCGCATTTTCTCTGTGATCCCGTCCCGATACGCAATATCAAAAGCGATTGCCGTGGATACAATTACCTGATCTGCAAGCACTTGTTCTTCTGATCGCGTATTTTGATAAACGACCTTTGCCCAAACTTCAGCTACCCGCGTCCAAGTCCATATTTCGCCGCCACTCGCAGACCTTGTGGCGGTCGGTTTCTCAAAACGGATTCTTTCCCTCCGTTCGCCAATTTGCGTTTCCTTTGCCATTACACATTGAATCTGTAAAGTGGGTGAAGAATAGCATCACTGTAGCTTGTGCCGTTGTTCAATGGGTCTTCGCGCTGTGTGTAGGCCCTCCCGACCCTGGACAATATGCCCAATGTCACAAATCGTGGAATGCTGGCAGGCGTTGCCCCGTATCCGGCCTCGTAAGTCACCTTTACTGCGTCCGGCCTGTCCGCCAAATCCGTTGGCCATGAAAAGGCAGGCTTTGGAATGATGAAAGCACCGGACTTCATTATTTTGGTGTCGTATTCGCTGCTGCTCCACTCTTGCTCCGCTCCATCACTATCCACATACTTTACAGATGTGATAGACTGAAAAGGGGCAATTCTAAGCCAAAGGGGATCGCTGATAAATACTGGAAACTCGCTGTGGTACTCTTCGATCGTCTTAGAAAGTAGCGCACACGCATACTGATTCTCTACATAGGAACACTGCGCATAAATTAAGCCCTCCACATAAGCGTCATCATGCGCCAATTCATCCATACGAAGCTGCTGCCGTGCGTCCTCAAGAGGTACGGGTAGCTTAGCAGATTCGGTGGTGACTTTGTAGCCTGTGTAGGTGTTAATCATTTGTCTCGTCTGTCCGTTAGTGTGATCCGTGCCTGAAAAAAAGGGTAAATAGTGCCATTCGCAAGTGTTACGCGCAAGTCTCCGTAGTATGTTTCGTCTACGTTGAAATCTGGCGTTCCTGTACCATTTTCGGGGCTAATAGTCATTATTCCGCTTGCTGGAGTAGTCAGCACAATGCCAGAGCCACCCGTTGCATACGTCTTAATGGTACTACCGCCCGCGTCAATTATCACAAAAATGACCGTTGCCCCTGTAATGTCCAGCCCCACGCCATCCTCCAAAACCGTCACATTGAACGGCACTGTGCGCCCTTTGTACCACTGCATAGTGATCCTGGGCGGTGAAAGGTCTAAGCGTTGGGCGTCTGTGGTCATTTCTTGCGTTTTTCAAACTTTGTAGATCGCTGCTCCGGTGTCTCTGGTTGTGGTTTAACCACGCCGCCCAAAAGGACGGCGTGGTTTCCACGAATCAAATCTTTTGCCCGATCTTCAGAGCATTCGACTTCTGTCCCTTGCCCGTAGGAAAAGTCAGTACCAACTACTGAATTGATCAGCCGTATCTTAACCATAATTAGGCCGTTACCATGTGTTTGACTGCACCTGCATTGATCAATTCCCCGTCAAAGCGCATTACGCCACGGAAACCAACCAAGCCATTTTCGGCGTACAATTCATTCAAGCGGGTTACGCTCATATCTCTTGCGATACGAATGATATATTTGCTGAAATCGCCGCAAAGCATGATTTTTGAAGCGGTGTTTATTGTACTGTCCATCCCTTGATTGATCCAGTATCGCGTACTGTCAATGGTGTCTGGCTGACCATCGCGAAATGACGGGGTCCAGAGTGGGCGGCCTGTGGTGTCAACCAATTTTTTCAGGTACAGAAGTACCGCATCATTAAACATAAATCCAAAAGTTGGACTATTGCGATACGCTGGGTCGATCGAGTGTTTGAGGTCCAGTACCTCTAACAATGTGATAGCCGTTGCCGATGCGGTGGTTTTTCCCGCTGAGGTAGCGGTTACAATTCCGTTGGGGTCACCCGTACCGTCGCCCAATGTGCATTCCTGGTTCATAATGCGGCCAAAACGTGGCGCAAAAGCCGCCGCAATTTCGCCCTGAATGTCATATGCCGCGTCTTGCAAAAGCTCCTCCGAGACCTTAATCATAGAGGTGTACTTATAAGCGTCCAAGCGCTTTTCTGTGAAGGTCAAGTCAGCTACAATGGTGGCTGCCGCTTCTGCTGTTTTTGCCGCCAGTGTGGTGGTGTCATCCTCTGAAGGCCAGTAAAGTGTATTGCCTCCAGCCGTGCGAATGATGCGAGCCGCTTGCATAATGCCGGAATAATCAAGCATAAGGCGCTCAATTTCAGGCTGCCATGTATCGGGCACAAGGAAGCCACCAAGGCCGTCAGTGCCGACTACCTGCGTGGATGTACCACGCGTTTGCAAAAGGCTGCGCTGTTCAGGCTCCAAAGAAGCCATGCCGCGCTTTAGGTATTGGGTGTAAGCATCGCGGTAGCTTTCCTCCTTGCTTTTGTCAGGCGCTTTTGTGGCGGTTGAAGTCCACTGTTGGCCCGTAGCATCACGCTGCTGGAAATGCCTTGCCGCCTGTTCAGCGGCGAAGCGTTCTGTCTTTTCCGTGGCTTGAATGGTGCGAGTTAGGGCGGCTTCGTCAGCCTCCATCTTCTCCCATTTGGACACCTCTTCCTGCGACATTGCGCGTGCTTCTTTTGCGGCGGCCTGTGTGATTTCTTGCATTTGGGTTACAATCGCCGCCCGCGAATCGTAAGCCTGCTGAATTCCTGTTACCATTTTGATCTTTAAATTTGTTTGTTATTGATTGCCGCTTTAAGTTGCAGCGAGCGGCTGAGTAATTCGTATGTTTCAGCCATATCGGGCCGCAATTCTGGTGTATTTATTTTGGCAGCGTCCAAACTTCTTTTAGCCGCCGATGTGTCTGGATTGGCAGGGTAGGTAACTGCGCTTGCGTCTAGGACCGCGCCGACCCGCTTGATAATGCGGTGATCCTTGCCGTCCCGCATTTCCCATGTATCAGAAAGGATGTAAAAGCCCCAACTTGATTGGTCAACGTCGCCACGCTCAAGTGCCACCTTGACATTTTGACCGTTTGGGCTGTCTGGTAATGTTGCCCGATACCACAAGCCATTGTCATCAATGCCTACCGCTGCTGTCCCTGCTTTCGTGCGTCCCAATACAATGTTTGAATCGTGGTTGAACAGGATTCTAACGTCTGTCAGGTCTGCCCCTTCCAAAGCGCCACGGTCTACCGATTCTGTAAACCATCCCATATCGTAAGATGAGCCAAAACGAAGGGCATACCCGAATAGTTCAGGTGCGCCGCTTTCCGCCGCCCTAAATTCCGCCTTTTCAGGATTGTAGCGCCGCTCAATCTGTTGCGTCGGCTGGCTCTTCATTGTCGGTGGTGTCTGTTCCATCTTCTGTGGTATTTTGGTCTTCAGAAGGGTCGCTAGATGCGTCCGTCTGTTGGTTCATTGTCGGGTTATATATTACGTCAGCGTCGTCAACCTTATCAAGATTTTCAAGGGACCTTACCTCGTTCTGGGTTAACCATCCTGGTGTTGAAACGCTACCAAGCGCACGTGTATAGTATTCCGCACGGCTCTTTGTGTCGCCCCGAAGCATGCCATCTACATTGAACCGGAAATACATGCGTGCCTTTTCGTTTGCAAAAAGCAGTTTTCGGTTTAGCTCATTCTCCCACATTTTCAGGTATGGCATGAGCGTATTGCGCACAAACTCTAAGGACTGGTGTTCGATGTTGTTGTTTGTGCTGCGCTCCAGGTCGCCGATCATGTGTGGCGGAACTCTATAAATAGAGCATATATCATTTCGGCTGAGTTTAGCCGTCTCCAGAAACATCGCGTCAGCGGGCTTCAGGGACAACGGCACAAACTCAAGTCCGTTTTCAAGCACTGGTGTTTTTCCTGCATTGTCCGACCCAGAGAAGCGTGAAGACCAAGAGGCCATAAGCCGTTGGCCTTCGTCTTGAGTCATCTTCATCGGGTGTTTAAGGTACCCGTTTATCAGAGTGCCATTTTTCCACAAACTGCCCTGCGTGTTCGTGGTAGCAATACCGAGGGCAATAGTTTCCCGGAATGTTTCAATTGGGGACTTCCCAATAATGCCGTCTGCCGACATCCCCTTCAGGTGTATAATGTCCTTGGCTGGGTATGGAAGTGATACCCCATTTACATTGTAGTACAATGCCCCGTCTGGAGTCAGAAATGGGGTAACGGCCAAAGAGTTTATAATTCGAAGCTCAATCGGTGCCCTGTTCCCGTTACGCACTATCAGCGCGTATGCGTTGCCGTGCAATGCTAGATGCAGCATCATGGTATTTCGGAAATCAAAGCTATGATACAGCTCTGAAGGCTCCGAAGCTACTAAGATGCTTCGATTGTCCGTGTCCATTGATTCAGCACCAATGGAAGTTTTTCGAAAAAGATTTACGGGAAGTGAGGCGATTGATTCGCCCAATACCTTGACGCAAGCATATAGCGCCGTATGTGTTAGTGCCGTGTCTTGCGTTACGGCTACGCCTGATTTTGTCGCTGGAGCCCACGAATCGAACATCCACCGCGAAGGTGATTGGAAAGTGGAACGAGCCTCTTTCCCGAAAAAAACAGATGCGATTCTTTGAAATAGGTTAGCCACTCAACGTAATGTTGATGCAAAGGTGAGGCCAGACGCAAATAAAAGTTGGAAATTAAATAACGGGTTATATCTTTGTCGGGTCGAATGACAAGCTAAGGGCAATTTAGCTACCAAGAAATTAACTGCGTTTTAGTCTTTCCGTCGGATTGCCCCCGATGGTTGCGATTAAGGCGCATTTTTATTTTTACATTATGGAAGATATGAAAGCCAAGTTTAACGCGCTTTATTCTACAATCACAAAGGCGTTAGACGACATGAATGCAAAAAAAATAAGCGTAGAGCACGCGAAGGCTGTTGCTTCACTTGCAAAGCAGGCAAACAATACGATTGCCACGCAGCTGGACGCATCAAAGTTCCTAGCAAACATCAAAGACGGGAAAGAGTATTTGAAAGAAACTGGATTAGTTGGAGATGAGAATAATAGTTGAATATGACCGCTTTGACCTGTGTGACTTTAGAGATCTTTGGTTGAAATACCTTAGGTCTAGGCTTTTTAACACTAGGGTTGATTTTATGCGGAAAATTAGGAGTGGTTTTTTTTGCAGGGACTTAAAGTATGTCCCAGATCATACTACATGGCAAACAGATCAAATGTTTTGCCTTTTTGCGCTGTCAATGGCAAAGCTTCAACACAAAGTTGGGCAAAACAACGTTTCAACAAGGCGTTTGGTAAGCTTTAAAAAAGACTATTTAAAAGAAATAGATGCAATTTTTAAGGAGTACCATTACGGATTGTTAAGTAAAATGTTCCCTCCATGCCATTCTATCTCATCTGAGCACTGGGAAAAGGGGAAAAGGCTTATGTCTCTTAAGCTTCAAGACATAAAAAGGCAAGAAGCAAAAGATTATTGGCTACTTTTTTACATAAATTGGAATGGTAAAAACATTGATAATATGGTAAAAAAGCAATTCCGGCCAGTAGCAAGGGCTTTGAGATTGAAAAATTTTGATCTGTATAAACGCCTTCTTTATGATTATCAATCCGGCAAAAATGCGGGTAGAGACGTTTTTATTTAATAAAAATAGGCGCATCCTAAACGGTGCGCCTATTTCTTTTTAACCTTACAAAACCGCATCCTTGCAATTCGGAAACTACCGTAAGACCCAAACCGCCGCCGACCGTACTGATCAAAAACTATAATTTCAGCTTCTTCATACGCCAGACGCATCAACTCCACTTCTGGAAGCTGCTCCAATACCAATATCCAGAAATCTTTCATGGGCATGGGGTGCGTTGGCCCAGGCGGTCGGCCTCTAGTCATAAAAAAAACAAATCTGTGTCACTGAATACTTCAGCAACGGGGTTTTTCAATAACTCACCAAGCGCAATAACACTGGCAACCACACCGTCAATCTTTGATATTCGACTTGATCGCATCCGGTCAAGCTGCAATAAATCCTGCTGAGTGTAAACAGGTACCACGTTCGTCATCATCCATCTAAGTACCGGATTCCCCCCGTGGTTAACCATTTTTTGTCTCACAAGACGCTCAAATTCCTTTGATGCTGGCGACATGTGTAGGCGGGTGTTGGGGTAGCGGTCCATGTTAAGGCCGCTTTGCTCCAGGTTGGCTATCGTTTGCCATGCGTTCAATGGGTCATAGCCCACCACTTTAACATCGTATTTGGCGCACAATCCCTTAAAATCCTGTTCCAATATCTCAAGGTCTACCACATTGCCTGGAGTCCCTTTAATGTAGCCCTCATTCCACCACTTGATAGTGTCCGGCCAATCCCTTGCACGTTCCTTAATCTTATCCTGTGGCAACCAGAATCGAAGTAAAAGCGCGTATTCCTTACGGTCTCCGTGTGGGGGAAATAGAAAAGCCGCAGCCGTAAAGTCGCTAATCGCGGCAAAGTCAACCCCTACATAACAAGGCTTACCGAGCAGGCTATCTTCGTCTATCTCTTTCGGGCAGGCCTGCCATATTTCGTCTTGAATCCAAGTTTCGCTCGACGCCGTCCACACGTTTAGATTCTTAGTCTTAAACTCAACCTCGCTTTGACCGCCCTCATTGACCGCCTTTGTGTACTCAGACCTCATAAAATCCCATGTTGGAGTGATCCCGATTTGCGGATTTGCCTTCACCCATACACTTTCATCATTCCAATCGTCCCCTTCGTCCAATGTATAAATTGCAGTGAAAAACGTTTCGTCTCTCTTTTGCCCCCGCAATATGTCAATAGCATTTTGCCTTAACATAAAACAAGGGCTTGATATGTTAAATCCCGCCGTCGTAATTATGTAAATTAGAGGCGAACGCCTGGCACCCATACCCGTCTCGATTACCTTTAAAACCTCGTTTGTCGGGTGGGCGTGGTATTCGTCAATGATCGCCACATGCGGGCTAAGGCCGTCCAGTGTCCACGCGTCAGAACTTAACGCCTCAAAGAACCCATCTGAATTTTTATTAAGTATCCGGTGGGCTAATAGTCGCAAAGTCTCGTTTGCACCTTCGCTGTCTTTCATCAGCTCCCGCGCCATGATCTTTGCCGCGCTATATACGATTTTAGCTTGTTGTCTGGTCGTGGCGGCACTGAATATTTGGGCCGTGTTTTCATTGTCGATCAGAAGGCCACCAAGCCCGATCGTAGCGGCCTCCTCCGTCTTCCCTTGCTTACGGGCTACCTCCACATAAGCCCGCCTGAATCTTCGCCCCCTGCCGTCTGTGCGTTTCCATCCGAAAATACAAGCCCACCGAAATGCCTGGAAGTCCTGCATATTAAACGGCTGACCTTTCCATTCGCCGGAGGTGTGCTTTAGGATTGAGATAAACCCGATCCACCGCGCCGCCTCATCTTCATCAAAGTAATACTGAAAATCCGGCGTGTTCTGCCGCTTCAAATCATTGACCTGCCGTTCCACCGCCTGACGGACGTACTTACACACGACCTTTTGGCCGGTGGTTACTTCTTTAACATATTGGTGGTAGAGTGTTAGCAATTATCCAACTTTAGACTTTGCCGGTGACATTAACGCCGTGAATGGGTCCGCTTTCTTTTCTTCTTTCTTGGTAACGTGAACCGACTGCCGATCCTTTGGCGTGAACGCGAACTTTTCACGGAGGGGCTTTAGGATCGCGTCACATTGTAAATAACTTTTCATTGCAGGGTTTTGCATCTGCCGGCCGTTTTGCTCCACCGTGACTTGCCCAGTGGTTTGGAAATCTCGCAAGCACAGCCTTTGGAAAATTACTGTCTCGACATAGGTGCAAATCGCATCGTAATCCTGTGCCGCCAATATTTTAAAGTCAGCCAAGTGATTTACAACCTCGTTCCACTTCGCCAGATACTCGCCTTCGTAGTGGGGGGGAGGTGGTAGTTCGATGATTGGGGCCATGTTATTTTCTAACCTGCTGGCGTGGCGGTCTTTGCGGATCGTCCCGCTTGCCTTTAGTTCTGCGCTCGATTTTGTTGGTCGTGCCATATGTTTTGAGCTTTAAAAAACCCTAAAAAAGCCTGTTTTTGCGTTTTAGACTAGTCTAAAAAAGGCCTGATTTTGACCGTATCTCTTC